GTAGAAGCAAACGAGGTTGGTGCTGGTGCTTCTATTGGGTTCTTATTTCCTAATGTTGCAATATCAGTAGAATTCGAAGCAGGGTTATTGTCACCAAGAACTTGTAAAGGAGTTACCTCCTCTTGAGTGGTTCCAACTAGCTGTATCTCTTTAAACTCCAATTCAAACTTTAAATTAGTACCGGTTTCTTTGTTGATGACTGTCTTTACTCCAGTTATCAACATATTGTGATAAGTTTTTACGGTTGTGATTACTAAAAAAGGTTCTCTTGCATTAGCAAACTGATCTAATAAAGCCCATCCTGTCTTTGCCTTTTGTGTCGTTACGATTCCAGTTGAACCAAATAAAAAAGGAACTCTTGGCGTTATCTGTTGAACATTTGTTATCATGCCACTAAGTTTTATCTTATATGGTTTTCTATAAGCGTTGTCTGATACTGAACTACCATCCTCTACAGGATAATCAGAAGTTTTTACCTCAATCTCATGTTGTTCCTGATACCAAAGGTCAACATTTTGTAACCCAATAACCTGTATGTTATCAGTCCCAAAAAGAACTCCGCTTATATCACTAACTAATGGCATAAAATCACCTCTTTATAACACTATCTGCATTTAATGCAGCACTCTTAAACTGCTTGCCCATAGCGTCTCTTATTTGATCGGTAGCAACCTGTGCTATTACTTCAGGAGATGCATTTGTCTCAGCGTTTACAGTAACATTTATATTATTCTCATTATTTTGATTTATATTGCTAAATGCAGATTGAGGAATAACATTACCAGTTGTACCATTCAATAACTGACTTTCAGGATTGTTTACATTAGACATAAAGTTAGATAAGTCTTTATTCATGTCTCTTCGCTCAGATAAGTCTATAACATTACCTTTGAACTGTTTGAACTTCTCTGGTTTATTATCTTCTTCATCAGATCCACTTATTAGGCCGAATGTTATTTTGCTTGCAATATTTCTTACGGTATTAAACCCACTCATGACAGTGTCAATAAATCCTTTCCATGTTTCAGAAAGGCCACTTACTATTCCTGACCATAGATTAGTTATAAATGCTGCTGATTCAGAAAATGCCTTTATTATTGATTCTTTGTACTCAAATGCTAATGTTATTAGCAATATCAAAGATGATATAACTACTCCAAAGACATTGGCTTTCATTGCAATGTTTAAGAACTCAAACGCAGTTGTAAGACCATTTATAGCAACAGTAAATAAACTTACTACCCTAGCGGAAGCCCAAGCAGCACCCAAAGTTATCAATGCCGCTATAACAGCCTCTATCACAAGCTTGTTACTAAACAATGACTTGGATAATGAAGAAATCATACTTATAAATGAATTAATAGAGCTTGTTATTGATTTTATTTGATCATCAGTAAGACCTATCGAATGCAAAAAATCGCCAATAACAGAACTTCCACCTTGTAAAAATACATATAAATCCTGTATAGCTAAAGTTAAAAATGTAACACCTGCTATCAATGGTATAAATGGTAATAACATTCTTGCGGTTATTATTCCAACCCTAATAGAAACCAATGACAAGAATGTTAATAATGCTCCAAATGCAGATTGTATTTCTGTTGTGTTGTTTTTTATCGCATCGCCAAGACTAATAAAAGTTGCAGATATCTTATCTAAAAATGTAGTAAATACAGATACACTTTCGCTAGACTTTCCTAACTCACCTATAAAGAATGATAAACTATTTCTTATTGCTTGAAATGCCTGAGGTATAGTTCTAGCTGTTAATGCAAATTGCTTAGTTAAATCAATGTTTGCATCTTTTAATATCTTTATGAATTCTGTTGTTGCAAGTCTATTGCCTTTTACTTGCTCTACCCAGTTTTGACCTAAGTCTTCAAAGTGCTTAGCAATAACGGCCTGTAATGCTGGGACGTCTTTTAATGCAAATCTCAATTCTTGATAGTTTACTGTTGCACCAGCTACAGCTTTTGATAAATCTTGTAATGCAAACTGTGCAACTCTTGTTTGAGTACCGTTGATAGCAAATATTTTGTTTAATGTATCAACTACTGTTAATTTGTCTGCCTCTGAAGCAACATCACCAAGAGCAATAGACATTTGTTGATACAATTCAACGTTTTTCTCTACTGAAGTACCTGTTTTATTAGAAATGTTTAATAAATTACCGAATACTTCAGTTACTTTATCACCTTGAATTCCAAGTGATTGTAGTTTATTTATTGATATGTCATATTGGTTATTTAATTCAATTAGCTTTTCAATGGCAAATATACTAAATAACCCAGAAAAAATATGTCTTAAGTTAACAAGGGCAACATTTAATGCTTTTGTCTCAACCTCAAGTGAGGTTAAAGCAGCTTCAGCAGTTTTTATAGATGTCGTGTTTGTCTTGAAATCAATTAACGTAACTAAAGTATCAATTACTGTTGCCATTATGTAGCCTTACTCGCTCTTTCAATCGCTTTATGTGCTCTACGCTCATTTTCATTTTTAACCTGTAGGATCTCATTCATTAAATAAAAATCCTCCAACGATAAATCATGAACGTCTCTATAACTACAAATACCAGCCATTATCGGTGCTGCCAGTATTGGTGATATATTCTCAAAGTTTACTTGCTCGTAGTTAAGCTCATATTCGTTTGGAATTTTGACAGCCTTGCGAGTAAGGATGGCATAAAATTTACACAGATACCTCGCAAAATTATCTCAAAAACATCATCAAAGCATAAATATTGTTCAGCCATTTCTTTGGTTTCCCAAAGATTCACATTCTTAATCTTTCCATCATTCGTGCTATATGAAGTATATTTAAAAAATGAAGGTATTAAAACATCTTCTAAATACTTCTCATCTAGTCCAGAAATCACGCCTAATAATACATCCCTCTTAATTTCATTCTCATCATTTGATAGCTCAACATCTTTAATCTTTTCAATTAAGTTCTTAAATATTGATGTAAATAACGAAGATGCCTTTATTGCCGGGATTTTCATTATAGTTATATTTAAATCAGAGATTGTTACGTTTTTTTTGCAAAACTCTTCTTTAAACCTATTTAATTCCATGTTTAATATTCCTTATCATAACTTAACCTAATTGTTACTACCTGTTTTGTATAACGGCAATCGGTAGGTTAATCCGAATTTCGATAGCTAATCTAGCCGTTATAACCTTATTAACCGAAATCGCCAGTAATTGTCTCAAAGTCAATTACTTGGAACTCAAAAACATAAGACATAACCTTAGGTGCGCCTTTACCTAAAGTATAGCCATTAGGTGCAGTTTTAATTATTCCTCTGTCTAAAGTTACAACTGAACCATCGTTATAATTTACAATCCCGCTAAATTCCACTGAAGCGCCATTTTTTTCAGCTAAAACTATTGCTTGTAATGCCTGAACTGTTGGGCTGTTAGCAAGTAATTTAAATGTAACTTCACCACCTTTTTCACCAGTTCTGCCGGCAACCATAAGTCCGTCAGCACCTTTTTCAAAAACAGAGAAAGTGCTAGCATCAGGTAAAGTTAATGCATCTTCATCTTGAGACCAACCGCTAAATGTAATTCCATTTAGTATGACTGTTGATAAATCTAATGCTCTATAAATAGCCATTTGAAAAACTCCTTATTTAATAAAATTTGATTAATTTTCAAGTATGACGTCAACTTCAACTTCGTGAATAGCACCACTAGATTTTAACCATACTTTTTTAGCAGTATCTTTCCTTGCAGCTCTATCAGCTTGACTTTGCTCGGATGTTGGTTGAGACCAGATTAAATAACCTTTATTAAGGCTACCATCAAAGTCACTATTTCCAGTAGTTAAAATGATATCCAATTTCATTGGTTCAGAAACAACACCACCAGCAATCATGCCATTTGATAATGCTTGTCTTGAAACGCTGTCTATAGCTGCAACGATTGATGCTTCACCTTGAGCCGTTTGTGGAACTCTACCAGAAGCTCTTAATAAGTCATAAACTTCAACTTGAACCGCATTTGCATACCAATCTAAAGAGTATCTTACATCAATATAAACGCTGTTATTGCAGCACTCACCTTCAGAGTAAATGCTATCTGTAGCGAATGTTGTGTAATAGTTAACACGCTTACTTTCTAATTCTGCTACTTGAGTTTGTGTAATATCATCAGGAAGTAAACCAGGAAGTGATTTAAACTTAGCAGTAATTACACTGTTGCCAGCATTAAAGTTAACCGAACTGAATCTAGCAGCAATAGAAACGCCTTTATAATCAGAGCTACCAGAATATGTGACAAATGTTCTACTAAATTGTTGCTGGAATAACTGATAAGCAACTGTTGAAGTCTCTCCAGGAGTTAAAATTCCAACTTCTGAAGATTGAACGGCTAACATATATCTTCCTGATTCAGTCCAGTTAGCTAAAGACTCAATATTATCTTCTGAAAACAAAGAATTATCATGCATCAACCAATACCAACTATCATTTAACGCAAGAATGGCAGATAAAGCTTCTGGAATTGTCTCCGCGTCAGCACCATTATCTAATTGAACTGCATTTGCTTGGTCTAATAACATTAAAACACCAAGATCGACACCAGTTGATGGAACAACAGCATAACTTAATGTTGAAACTGCACCAACTGAACCAGAAACAATTTCAAATCTAGAATTAGTAGAGCTGTAAGTTACTGCAACAGATGCACCGCTACCAGTTAACTCATTCTGAACTTCCAAAGCGATATCAGCATAAGAAGAAACAGCAGATAAATCTGGGTTTACTTCATAATCAACGCCGTCTATTGTAATCTTAAAATAAGAAGTCATTGCTAAAGCTGCAAATGAAGATACTGAATCTAAACCAGAACCACCATATAATCTTGCAGAAACATCGTTAACAATCCATCGTCCAACAACTAAGTTTTTAGGAAATGGAGATTGAGAAAACCAAGTATTACCTGCTTTATATGGCTCTGAACTTTCTGGGAAAACATCAGCCATATCACCAGTAAAATTAGAATATACAGCAACACGACTAGAACCTGTCCCTAATGTGTCATCAGTTGTAAAAAACAAACCAATTCCAAAATCACGTCTCAAGACCCCAACTGATTCAATCTGGTCGGAAATCCTTACTATATTATCTAAAGATAATGCCATTTTAAATTACTCCTTTATCATTCCGTTACTGTAATAGTATCACTAATGTCGTTCGATCCGTCAGTCATTTCTATATTAATTGTTGACTCCACTAATCTCTCAACTACCTGTGGTGTATGAGATACAATTCCAAATGTCATATTAATTGTAGCACGTCTTTCAAAATTACCATCAGTTACTAAATCAGTATTAGTAATTTCAGACCAATTTATTATAACTAAACCTCTTGACAAAAGCTCATATTGACCTATAGGTGTCTGGTGATAATAAGATAAACCCCTTGTTAATCCTAATGCGTCACTTGATCTGTATATTTGTATGCTATAAACCATTTGATGGTTGTCACCTATATTGAAGTCAAAATTACCATTTGTATCATTATATTGACTTTTAATATGACTAAACCCATCCCTAGTATCTGTTATTAATAAAGCTGTTGCATATGGTTCTGTTGGTGCTGGGAAATTAGAATTTCCTGGTATAACATAAGTTAAACCAGTAGCTGCCTTTATATACCCTCTAACTTGTCTGTCAAAATCTAACTGTGTAGGGATAACAGCCATTAATCGTTCTCCGCATTGATTCTTATAGCTGTAATGACTAGATAACCGTGAGTCCTCCAATCATTAACATTGCTTGCTCTATAAGTGTAATTACTATAGATAATTAAATCACCTTCTGTAGGGTTAATACCCTGTCTAACTGCTCTTGTTGCCTCTGAATTGCTAGTATATATAGTAATAGTCTCGTGCGACCTTTCAGAGCTTATATCATCTGTCCTATTTATGCCACTTGTTGGATCTACACTACCTTTCATAGTGAAATCTGTTGTTGTGCCTGGAACAAATTCGTCATATTGGTTATATGATCCTGCTGACTGCTGTCTTAGAACAAATGCATCTGCAAATAATGGGTTCGCACATAAAAAACCTAAATTCATAGTCATGACTTTATAACCTTATATTTAGGAGAAATAAGCATTAACTCTGTATCTATTAAAGGCTTATCATGTCCTTTCTTAGCCACTGTGCTAGGTGCGTTTGGAACGTAACTTATTCCTTTACCCATAATTGAATCTTGTATTTCATTAACCCACATCTCGCCAACCTTGTTGACTTTAGATAAGCTAATTACATTTTTACTATTATATATTGTTTCTGATTTAAATATATTAGAAACCTTGTGTGATGAAACATTATTGGCATGTCTAAAAAATGGTCTTTCTGGTATCGTCTTAGTGCCAAACTCATTCCAAAATGCTACCTGAGCAACCGGCATTCCATCATCGTATTTGGACTCTGGGAAGAAACCAACAGCTAAAGATTTCTCCCGAGTCTTTTTGATATTATTTAAAGTTTCACGCAGCTTTTTACCACCAAAAGTCTTAACAGGCACCAGCTACCCCCGCTGCAAAAACATATGATAGGCAAGCTTTCTTCAATTGCAAATACATAATCCCATAAGTTGTAGTAGTGTAAACCATGTCTTGTTGAGATGACATCTTTCCAAATGTCGCCTGTTTGGGACCAACCTTAGCAGAAGTAAGAGGCAGAGTGTTTTGATTCTCTCCTGGGCACTGTGGAGTTGCACCAGATTCACTCATATTGCTACAATCAGCCATAGATAATAAGTGAGCAGCAAGATATAAAGTTGCTTTTTCACACTTGCAAAATATGCATAATGCTAAATCAATATACATCAAGACTCTTGCATCATCATCAGAATCAAATTCCGGGAATGTTGATCTAAAGTCTGGTAGTAAATCTGCTGCCGTTTTATTACAAGCCATTATTCTTTACTCTTTTTTGGTCTTCCGCGTTTCTTTTTAGGTTTAGCTTCTTCTATTTTCTTCACTTCTTCTTCAATATCGTCAAAGACTTTCTCATCAATAATAGATAATCCTTCATCAACTACTAATTTCTTTTCTTCGACGATAACTCTATGGTCTCCAGGCTTAATGTCGTCTGGGCTTATCCCATTTGGGTCATCAGCTTTAGTTAGCATCCAATACATGAACTCCCCCTTACTGTTATAGTAAGGTATGAACGCATCTTTGTTTGACCTTGGGGAAAACTGAACAACATATCCGTTTACTCTCCAATTGTTCTTATAAGTATCACTAGCCATCATCTCCCTTGCTGACTCTTCATCCTGGACAGTGAATGTATAAGCATATTTATGAGGTTCTTCCGTATACCAATATTTATACGGTAACTTATAAATTAATGGAGATTGTGACGGTATAGGTCGGCACTGAAACCAAATAGTCTTCATACTATACACCGTCTACATATAAACATGCACCTGGTCTCTTAACATTCAATTGAGAGATTGAATATTCAAGAGGAGCGCGGAAGAAACGACCTTCATTCATTAGTGTAATAACACGAGGCATGATTGGGTTGCCCATCTCCATGACGCTTTTCTCGTTGAAACCAACTAACATACGGTCAGAACTACCAGCACCAGCACCAGCTAATTCGATAACTGATCTGAACTCAATAGGATTACCAGTTTGAGCAGTCCAAGCATTGAATGACTTCAAAAATTCCATGACTGATTTATCTTTATTGTCACCATAACCATTTGTAGCAACGAAGTTGTACTGTGTTACAGGTAGATAAATAGTTAATCCGCTAGTAATGCGGTTTGAAGCAATTGTGTTAGTATCAACAATAACTTGGTTAATGTAATCATTGATATATTTAACAGGGTCAGAAGCAAGTTCTAATGTTGAAGCAGCAGTTGTATCAGGAATGTCTGAGTTATTTACTAAGCCTTCAAAACCTTTACCTGCATCACCAAGTAAACCAACTTTTTCAATATGATCCATACAAGCTTTAGTTGCAGCTTCAATGGTGTCAGACTGTAGAGGAATTCCAGCGAATTGAGCGCTACGAACTTCTTGTAATGACCACATTGCATCAATACCACCTTGAAGAATTACACTAGAAAGTAATTCATAAGATGCACTAGCACTTTGAGCGTTTTTACCATAACTATCAATGAAACCAGCTTCACCATATTGGTTCTTAACACGGTAAGCATAAGAGTTTGCACCTTCAGCAATTGCGCTATTGATAGGAACAAATTGATCTAAGCGGAATTTTAAATAAAGAACTTCTTCAATTTCACTTTGAATAGCTTGTAAGTTATTTGTAGCAAAACCAAAACCCTGGCTAGGTTCAGCAGCATCTGTAAAGTTTGTTTTTAAAGCATTAAGGTGACTATCTAAAAGACCGTTATCCTTTAGTTTTGTTAAATGCTTATATTGATCGTGTGTTTTTCCAAAAATGTTCATTTAAAATCTCCTTATGCAACTAGTCCGTTAATTCTGATTGAAACGATATCGCCAGCAACTCCAGCCTCTTCAAAGAATGAAGGATTCTTAACTGTGCCTGTAGGTGTTGCAGTAACCCAAGTATTAGATGAGTCAGTAGCTGGGAAAGCTGGATCGCCTTTAGCAACAGTTCCAGAAAGCTCAACAAATACGTGACCAGCAGTAATAATTTGGAATTCATCGCCAGAAGCAATAACAACTTCACTTGAGTTGTTGCCAGTTGGGCTAGAAATAGGTGTACCAACAGTGTTTTGAATTAAAGAAACAACACCTACAACAGCCTCTTGAGCTGCTAAATCATCAGGTTTAGTGTAGCTGCTTCCATCAAGACGAACACCTTCGCCAGGTCTTAACTCTTCACCAGCAACATAACCATTGCTGTCTGCTTCAAACTCTAGTTCTGGTCTAGAGATTTGACCAAGTTGACCTTTTTCTTGATACTTTTCATATGTACGTTGCATTACAAAGCTCATGCTTATTACTCCTTTTTAAATTAAAGTTTTCTAATATCCGTTGCACCAAAATAACGAGGTTTATAAGATTTTGCACCATCTACCTTAGAATCATCAAAATACTTTTTAGCCTCTTCATGTTCTAAAATCGCGTTATCCAAAACACCCATCAAATAATCATCAGACTTGTCCTTGACATCGATTTTTGTATTCTTTAGTGCAAGTTCCATAATTTTTCTGTTACTTAATTCAGATAAACTTTCATCCTTGACAAGCATTCTTGCTTTATCAATAAGACCCACCCTTAAATTCACTTCGTCTTGGAAAGCTTTTTGTGTATCTTCTTCATCTTGTGAAGAATCAGATAATAATTGATCGCCATCTTCAGCTTGTTTAACTTCTTCTGCATCATTGACATCGCTCTTATTTAGATCACCTAATTTATCCTTAAGCATAGCTAAGAAATCAGCATCTTCAAGCATGTTATTTTTAATGCTATTAATTTGAGTTGTTTCTTCATCTTCAATTACTTCAGACTCTTTGACTTCTTCTTCAGTTGCGTCAGTCACTTCTTGAGACTCGACAACCTCTTCAGAAAGCTCAACTTTGTCTTCAATAACTGCATCTGCGATAACCTCATCAACAGCCTTGTCCTCAACATTCTCATCACTCATTGATGATATCTCCTCTTTTTTATCTAAAATAGAAACTGATTCACCGCATCTACCTTTATCAACTATAGCACAATGATTCATATACATAGGACCATTAAATTTATAATCATAGCTTTCATTATCATAAAAACCAGATTCTTTAACTATATCTGACTTATAGCCCATACTTAATTCTTTTATTTTTCCATCCATAATGGATTTTACGATATCTTTATCGTTAATTTGTATTGTAGCGCCTAATCTTTCTTTATCTATCTTTCTTACATTCTCACCAATACTTCCAACAGAATAATTATGATAGTTTTCTGAATCTACCATTTCATGTGGATGGTTCATAGTGATTGGCTTCATTCTTGTGCTTTCAATGGTGTCATCATTAAAAACAGTTGTATCAGGTCTAAATACTTTAACAATTTTACCTCTATCAGAATCTAAACCAGTGATGTTACTTAAATCGTATTTCTGTATTCCGACTTTAGTTAAAGCAGCATGTGCTTTTAAATAACCTTCCCTAGTTACATTTCTAGTAGATTTACTTAAATTAAATGAATCAGTAAAATCAAGCGACATTTACTTCTCCTTCATCATTGTTTGATTCTTCCATTATAGACTCATCAACATTACCATCTAATTCAGAATAAACATCATGATCTGATAGTGTCTGTCTTACTTCATTAGGACTAATTACGCCATTTGTCAAGTAAATTTGATCTCTTTGTGCATTTTTTAGCTCAATTTCTGATCTCTCTGAACCTGATATGTCTAATAATGGGATGAATTCATACTCAAGAGACTCGTTTATACCCAGCATCTTTTCAATGATTTGATCAATTCTATTGTATATAGGAACAAGGACTTTTTGTTGCTTAGAAGAAATCATCGTGGCGTAATTCTTCATGTCTGCATCACCAGTGGAGTTTAACCCAGAAGGTGATCTCCCATAGAATCTTGTTTGTGGTATGTCTGCTGCCGCTGATAATCTTAAGTTGTATTTGTCAAATAAATCAGGGATATTATCAAAACTAGCTTCTAGACGATCAATATCCATCTCTTTATCTAAGTACATTGTTCTATAAATAGACTTAAGGTCATTTATATTTCCAACTAATGTATCGATATTGTCAGCGTCAGGAGCACCAGCTAAAGCATCTCTTAAATCTTCAATCTTAATGTTTGTTACACTAGATTCCTGTAATAAATAATTAACAGCGCTAGAAATAGACTCTTCACTTTCAACAGAAGACATAACCCTAACCAATTCTGAAACGCTCCAATCTTGATTGTAAGCAGAATACCAACTGTTAATAGAATGAGGCTCAATTGCATCAATCCTAATAACTCTAGAGTGATGAACAATTAATTCATTAGCCCACTTCAATGTGAATGAATAAAGCTTAGGCTTACTAAAGTTTTTAGATGTTATGTCTGTATCTCTTTCTAAGATAGTCGCATCAAATCTATCAATAACCATAATGTTTTTAAGACTTAATAATGGAGAATCCATGTTTAATGGTTTTGACATTCTTCTTTCGTCTGTTACTAAAACGAGAAATGCAGTTCCGTAAATTCTTGCAGACTTAATAGCTGATTTTATCTTATTATTTAAGTCTAAGTCAGATTCTATTTGCTCTAACTGTTTTAGCTTGCCATCCTCTTGATTAAGTATCTTTCTTGGAAATACAAACATATCATCTACTGGTATATCGATGATCTTTGCTGCTGACCATGAACCAACATAAGTGTATTCAAGAAGCTCCTTATTATCTGCAATATAGCTATAACCAAAATAACCATTTTGACTTTTATCAGAACTACAACCAGCCCCACTAGTTGAGTTATAAAACCTATCTCTGAATGTTACTGATCTTTTCTTAGTTTTAATGGGATTCCCACTTGCATCAATGATCATCTCGTCCGTAATCCTTTTTTAAGGTCCTGAGCAAATGCCAAAACAACAGCATCCGCTATATTTGGACTGTCCTGTTTATCAGGAGTTTTATCCACAACTAGCTTACTGTCATCATGTTTATAAATTGCTTGACTTAATTCTAGCATCAATTTATCAATGTTTATAACATTTTCGCTAATAAATAAGCACTTTGATGGATCAATTTGCTCTCCATCTAGTAATCTTAGTGTATTTTCCACTCTTAATCTAATATTCCACCAAGCTTGTGCTTTTAAGTTCCTAAAATAATTACCGTTAGTTATATTATCTGTGAAATACTTATCATATCCTTGTACTTTTGAAGCACCCAAGAATGGCTCTGCAATATAGTTTCTATTCTGTATTCTATTGAAGTCTCCCTTAGCGCCTGAACCAACACCAGCAGAATCATAATGAACTCTAACGATGCTTTTGTCTTTACAGTAGTTATTTACCCTTTCTACTGCATCACTGATGTATTTATTGTCAAACTCTTCAGCATGCCTTATTAAAGCACCAGATCGATGCACAAATGAACTGTGATCTTTCCCAGTATCAGCTATATCAAATCCAACGTAATCAAAACCAAGAGGATTAACACCAAGAGTAACATGTGCGTTAACACACTTCTTAAGCCAATGAAGAGGTATAACAGACATCATATCTTTAGATGGAAGATATTCTCCCTCCCAAATATGATTCGCAAGATCTGGTTCATTGCTAAAATTGAAGTCCATTTCCTCTTTCATATCATCAGAGAAGTATTTATTGTCTCGCCAGCTTACTTGCTTAACAATTGCTTTGTCTGGTACTTCATTTTCAAGGAATCTTTGAGATACTGCGTCTGTTGGCAATGTTGGGTTGAATGTGTATAAAATTTGTGGGTTTTTATTCCTAAAAATAGTAGGGAGAAGGACGTTAATAGACTCTGGAGAAACATTTTGCGCCTCTTCTATCCATACGCTATCAATATTGTGCATAGATTTAATTGAATCAATATTATGCCTCATACCCTTAAATAAAAAACCTCCACCACTTGAACAGTTAATCTCTGTCTTCTGAATATCGAAATAATCCATCAATCCAAGCTGCTCTATTCTGTCACATAACAATGCATGTACTGATTCAGATATTGATACTTGTATTTCACGAAGGCAAAGAACCCTGCTGCCATTTAATGCCCTTATAATGAAGTATTGAGCCGCCTCATAAGACTTTCCGCTACCACGTCCACCATGTAGTGCGAACTCTCTCCATTTCTTACTGTATAGGTCTCTAAACGCTTTTTGCGGCTTGATCTTAATCATCGTCTTCTTCAAAATCTAGGTCAAATTGTTCTTCTGATCCTCCATGAAATTCGTCTTCGTCGTCACCTAGAACTATTTTGACCCGTAAATCTCTCTTCTCTTCAACAACGCTCTTCTCTGCCCATCCTGCTCTTGCTTTCAAAAACAATTGAGCGCTATTGAAATCTCCATCAAGTGCTTTGTCTAATATAACATTACCAACACCATGGATAGCTTTAGCTTTTCCTCTTTGTATTGCTTCATCTAATTCAGGGTATTTTTGTCTCCACTTCCAAAAACCCATCTCAGATAATCCAAGCATTGATGCTATCTGTTTTATATTTAGAACTGCCGCATATGATTCAATTCTAGTTAAATCCTCATCAGTAGGAATTTTTTTATTTCTTTCATGATGAGCATATGTCAATGTTTGTCTTGCTCTTGGCATAATATTAAACACCTATAAAAATTACTTATAGTTTATTTTATAGTAATTTCCACAATCTATAACATATTTTTTGTCAATTAAATTTGATAGTTGGTCTGTAATATCCATTTTGACTAGTTTTTTATTGACCTTATTGTTCCTGTCCATCATGTTTTTTAGATAAAGAAGAGAAAACCTATCATAGATGCCAAGATTATCATCGCTTATCTTAAGAACCCCATTTATTGAATTCTTCATCTTGTATTTGTTATCTATTATCTTATATGCGCCTTTCTTATTCTGAAAATAAATAAACAATCCAAGTGCTACTAAGATCAAAAACACAACAATTATAAATATAAAATCATTGATATGATCGTTATGGATTACTATCTGTCTTGCATTATATTGGTCACTTCCAGCAACAGAGCTATTATTGATCTCATTATCATTTAGGTCAGATCCTGAAATCTTATGACTATTGTTTCCATTCTGAAAATCAATATCAGTTTCAACACTTGTGCCACTTCCACCACCAAAAATAGACCCTACACCAGAAACAACATCAAAGAATGTTGAGCAAGATGTAATAAGAAGAGACATAATTATGATAGCTGTAGTCCTTTTCATTATCATTCCAAAATAATTTTATCTTTTAGATAGTTTTAAATTAGCAGAATTGAAAAATTGATGTACAATAAATCCTAGTAATTTGAATATAATTTAATTGTATAACAACATCAAACTATCAAATTAAACCGCATTATTAGAAAAATATCGACTTATTTATCTCTTTAAATATATTTTTTACTGTTTAGACTTCTTTTGTATATATTCTTTTAATTATAATTATTTTTAAATCAATCAATAATTTTTATCGATTTTGTTTTCTTGATAACTTTCTTTTATATTGAAGTAGATATCCCAGAATATTATTCTAGGCATAAGATTTATAAACAATACTACTTCTTTTGCTGCTGTAATTAGTTTTTTCATTTGGTTAATCCTTAAATTATTTCCTCAAAGTCAATTTTCTCAATGTAACATAATTCATCTTTTCCATTAACATTATGAAGGTATTCAAAATCATTAGCATCAATGTCTTTTATGTCAGAATTAACTAATATATTTAATATATCCCTTGTTGTTTCTATTATCGTAATTCTCTTTAATGATGGTTTACCATTTTCAAGAACTAAAGCTAATTCAAATTTATCTGTATTAAGATCATTAAAAGCTTTATAAGATAATATTCTTAAATAAGAATTTATTACTTCAGAAATATCTAATTTTGATTCGATTTCAGTATCTTCATTAAAATCATCATTAAAAGAACCTCTTATAAACTCAAGTGCATCATATTTGTTTTCTTTGGTTATGGCTATTTTACTGTTGTGCATGTGTTTTGTCCTTGTTTATATTATTTAATGTCTTTAACTAAAGGTATTCCATTATTTGTAGGTATAAAGTAAATCTTCTGTATTGATGATTTTTTAATAGCCTCACCAAAATCACTTATAAACTCTTGTTCTCTGTATTCTGGATAATCTCTAGCTGCCTTTCCTACTGTTTCAATTGCTTCCTTTTGGTACTTTGCGGCTTCAAGCTCTGCTTTAGCTTTTGATATCCTTATTTTATTTATTTGCTCTTGTTTTCCTAACTCTGCTTCTCCTGATTTATGTTGTGACCAAACTAAATAATTAGACCAGCAGAAAGCAATCCCAAAAAATATTGCTATCAATAAACAGAATCCAATTAATGAACCTACAGAAGCTAATATTGTACTTTTTATGACTTTATCCATTTTTTTTGTCCTCGCTTTTAATTCTTATTTGGTATTCTTCGAATTCTTTTTTAGGGAATTGTATATTTTCCTTTTTTTCTATTCTTATACAGAAGTGATACTCTGCATGATAGAATTTAACTTTTAATGGTGGAAACGTTGGTATAAAAGGCTTTGAAACATATCCATCAATGTCGTATTTTTCATTAATTACTTTTGATAAACACTTAAGCCAGTCTTTAAAAATAAACTGTCTTTTATATAATTTTCTTGCCTTTTCATAGTCTGATTTGTTTAAAATTATAACTTCTGGGATGTTCATTCTTTTACCTTACATATAATTAGATAAATAAGAAATATAATAAACATTAATCCAATGAAAATACCAAGTATTAAAGACGGAAGTATCAATATCAACCAAGGTATATCTAAGCAATAATAAAGTTTTATAATTATCATTACAGCCTGTATTGCAAATATAGATAATGGAACTGCAATAATATATAAATCGTCATTGTCTGGCATATTTTTACCTACTAAATGTCCTTATGAATATTTACTTTAATTCCCCTGTTTTTTAGTCCTTCTTCAATAATAAATTTAATTTCGTGATTTGAAAATCTAACAAAAAAGTCATTAATATTATTTATTTCAACTTTTAATCTATTTAAATCATCCTCTCTTTTGTGCCTTTTGAATTCCTCCATAATCCCTGTAACTCCAGAGTTTTTTTCAATGTTACTTACTAACTCTTCGAATTTGTCTTCTGAATTTTTGTTTTGAAGTTCTGAAAATACAGCGCATATCATTGATTTAAGCTTTTCTGTTTCACTTTTATAGTATTGATATGGTGCATCACTATAATCATCCTTATTACCACAAGGCATTTTTTTCTCCTTTTATGTTATCAACATGACAAATTGTACTATAGATTAATTTTGTGTCAACTGTTATTTGTTAAATACTCTTTTAACTTATCTTGAGCTTCATCAGATGAGTAACATATAACTGTTTCATACCCTAGTTCTTTAAGTTTTTTTAACCAGTAATCTTGATTTGTATTTGTGCTTCCACCTTTTGTTTTCATTTCTATGAACATTCCATGGTGTTTTTTAGTTGGTATTGGTATAAATAAATCTGGTATACCTGGTCTTAGACCTTCATGTTTAAGTTTTATCATTGCGTTCCTAGCTGCATCACGATTAAGGAAGCTTAATGCTTGAGAGTTTGGAATTGCGAATACTGGTATATTTTTTAATTCACAATATTTACAGAATGTTTTTTGATGTTGATGTTCAGATATTTTGATTTCAGTTTTGAATTGTCTATTATCATACGCTATATTAGTCCATAATCTTCGCGTATTTGATTTTTTACCCATAGTTAACCCATTCCTATGATCTAGTTGTTAAAATTCAATGAGCGTAATTTAAATAGCCTTTAAATAAATTTGATAGTTTCGCCTTAATCTTTGATAAAGTTTGATAAAAATTCTTATTGAATTCATATGATTGATCTTTGATTAGGTCGATTACTAGCTCAGATGTTTTCTTTTCATTGATATGGTTGAACTTTGATTTAAGCTCACTAGTCATCATGGATATTGCTAGTAGCTTTTGAGCATCTATGTTTATTCTAGACTGGTCTGCTATCTTTGCTACATGCTTCCAATTTGATTTTGCATAATGGTCTAGATAAAAATACTCATTATCAACCTTCTCCGCATCCTCAATCAATGAGTTGATGTCTTTGTAACAGTTGGTTTGACTTAATTCGAACATGTTTTCAATTAACTTTGTTTGGTCTTTCATGGCTCTTTCTTTATATTCTTTCACTGAACTGCTGATTTTATCATCATTTTTAAGTTTCTCAATCTTGGCGTGTAGTAACTTTGATCATCAAATTTGAACTGAAGTACGTTAATTAGCATCTCATCGTTTATGACGTCTGAGTATTTATTGATTGAGTTGCTTATGCTTAGCAATATATCTCTGTCTTTGTTGCTGATAGGTTTATCACTGAACTTTAAAAGCTCTTGTATCCTCTCTATTGAGGCATTATGAAAGCTAATGTTGTCAAAGAACTTCTTTTGCTTTTCTTGTTTGTCTAAATTTCTTCTAGCTTGCAAACTTGATATCTCATCAGCCGTTTTCTTTTGATCCTTACTCATCTTTCTGTAGTCTAATGGCTTAGATTGCTTCTTTGCATGCCATTGGTTGATCTTTACAGTCCAATTGATAGTCTCACCCTTGTACTGCCAGTTATAGTTTTCATAGAAGTTGAAAAAGTCTTCTGGTGAAACATCTAAATTATTGTCCAAAACATATAGTTCTATTTCTTTAAAATTTGGTTTTAAATTTACCCCCTCTTTTTTTTCTAAATCGGAATTCCCTTTTTTATTATTATTAGTATTTGTTTTAGTATTTGTTTTAGTATTTGGTATAGTTAGTGCATTTTGCACTTTCGATTGTGCAATTTGCCCTATTCGATTGTGCATTTTGCCCAATGGATCAACCACGGGGGTTTGCGGGGTGTTTTCGTTATTATTTATTACTTTGTCTTCTTCTGGTGTGCTGTCTGTTTTTTGATCATCGTTGGCTGGCTCTTCTGGTGATTCTTTTGACTCATCTTCTGGTTGCTTATCATCCAAAATGATAGGTCTTTTTAACCACTCTTCTTGATCCTTAAATGCATACCATTTTGTACGGTCAAATTTTGTCTTATTGAAATTTCCAACTAATAATACACCTAATTTAACTAATCTATTTAAAGACCTCTTTATCTTATCTTCTGTCATGTAGTAAAAGTGTGCATTTATGTCCTTAGTCGTCTGGTACATCCAAAAACGCCCGTCATGCTCATTCTTGTTAAGGTTCATATTAATAACTATCCAATGCTTAACATGATGAATTAAAATAGCTTCTTCTATTCCATACTCACTAGCTAAATCTATGTCGAAAGAGTGATGAATTGAATTACTCATAACTAAAGTCCCTTTTTTGAATTTAAAGTAATCTTTAAATGTAATAATCTTATTGAATACCTAATTGAAATAATTTGAATAAAAATCATAACTTTTTTTTGAAATTTCTTGATATTTACCATAGTACTTCCTTGATTCTGTTGACATTAAAGACCAGTAAAGTACAATGACAAATGTCTAGTTTGTGATGCCCTTTAATAAAGGGCGTTGCACTTCAAAAGTCATATATCATCTTAATGTCCTTGCTTAAAATGTCAACTAATATACATCAAACATAATATTAAATATTTAACTATTTTCTGTTGACATGTAAACTTGAAAGAATTAATATTAACACCGTGATAACATAAAACGGAGTTAATTAAATGATACAACTTACAAGTGAACTTTTAGCAATTAGAACTAGATCAATAGTAAATCACGACAGAATAGACCTAGAAAAAGATAAAAACTATTCACAAAAAAATAATGACAAACAAACTAAAGAAGATACTGTATTGTCAATTGTTAATTATTTGAAAAGACTAATCGTTAAATAAGGAATAATATAAATGAAATCACAAGATATAAATATTTATAAAAATATTTACCATGATGTTTCTGATGGATCAGTAATGAATCATGTATTTGAAGTTAAAGCGTCAATTACTAAAGAAATTTTACCATTCATGTTATATTTTAATTTATCTCCAGTTACTAAAAACTTAAAAGATATTTTTGAGATATCAAAGAAGTTTTTTTTTGGAATAGAATCATATCAACATGAAAATTTTATTCATTTATCATTTGTTACAGAAATTAATAAACAAATATCACAAAAACAACCAATTAAATACAATCTTACGTATTGTTATTATCCTCTTGAAGAAAAAAACAATTTAAATCAATTAATACGCAATATAAATATTGAAATAATTAAATATAAAAAGATATCAGTAGAGACAACAGAAAAAGAAATATATTGTTATGTCAAACCAAGCGTTCATAATGTTGACATAGAACTTAAGTTTGAGGATTAAAAATGCACTACACAAAAGAAATGATTGAAAGATATACAGATAAACATGGCAATCTTGATCTTAATGGAACTAATATCACAAGCTTGCCAGATGATTTAACTGTAGATGGTTCTCTTTATCTAGAAGGAACTAATATCACAAGCTTGCCTGATAATTTAACTGTAGGTGGTTCTCTTTATCTTAAAGGAACTAACATTACAAGTTTGCCATCAAATTTAACTGTGGGTGGTGAAATAATTGGGTTTATGAATGTTACACAAAAAATAAAAGGTTAATTATAAGATGAAATGGATTGATATAGAAGAAGAGAAACCAAAAGAAGATTCAAGTATAAACATTATTATAAGAGATGAAAAAAATAAATATTATATTGCAAGATATGAAAGTGATTATGAGTTCACACTAAATAGTAATCAACCACACTGTGTTTATATTGATAGATCTTCAATTACACATTGGGCACATTTATGTGAAATGAAAGAAAAAGAAAATAATATTGAAGAATTAAATAGAAAACTATTCTTTTCGTGCTATAAAAACTCACCAGAACAGGTATTAATGTTAATAGAAAGTGGAGCAGATGTTAATTATAAAAACTGGTATAATCAAAACCCAATTCATGTTGCTGCATTTAATGGATATTATGAGGTTGTTAAGATTCTTATAGATCATGGAGCTGAGTTATATAATAAAGATGATCACAATAAATGCCCACTTGATTATGCAATTGATACAGGTTTCGAAAAAATAATAAATATCATAAAAAATGGCATGCTAAAAGATGCAAATAAACAGCAACTTGAGTACTTAAATAATAGATTTAATGGAATATTTGGTTATGATTTCAATGATAATAAAAATTCAGATGAAAGATCAAGTGGAAAAGTTTTTATAGGAAATGCAGAAGAAATTTATATGATGAGTCACGAAACAATTTTAGACATCGAAATCAAATCAGACATGGTAATAGTTAGGCCAAGAAAAATGGTTAAATTATTAATAGAATTTAAAGCTGAGCTATATTTTATGAAAGAAAGCTCATATTTCGAAAGAATAAAAACAGATATACCAATTGATAAATTTGATCTTAATGATCAAGAAAATATTGAATTAATAAAATCATTCAATAATGAAATACTTGAAATTTGTTTAGATAAAGAATTAAAGAGTCATCTTAAATGGATTTTAGAAAACAATATCACCATTTAATCTTATTAGACCAATAAGCTGCACTCATTCTTCCTTTCGCTATATTTTCAGCATGTCTTGCCTTAAATGACCTTCTTCTTTTCTTCTCTGCTTCAGTCTTAGGATTGCTTCCAGCACCTTTCACTCCTTGCTGGCCAAACCTTATAGTTTTTATTTTATCGCCTTCTTTGGCAACCACTATATGGCTCTTTGTTGGATGCTTAGGAGTTCTTTTAGGCTTATTGAATCCTTCTACACCTGCTCTAACTAATCTTGGGTCTTTATCCATTTTAACACTTTTAAATTTACATTATTGGTATATAATTTATAGTACAATACTTACAATAATATGGATATATAATGCAGATAAAAGAAGTAATAAAACATTTTGGAAATCAAAATAGATTAGCCAATGCTTTAGGTGTTAAAAGACAAGCAATTACTAGATGGGTATCAAAGGACAAAATACCTTACAAGAGACAGCAAGAAATACAATTAATAACTGAAAATAAATTTCAGGCAATTGGAATTGAAAAACAAAAAAAAGAATCACAGATAAACAGAAGAATACCTAAGAATTGTGTATTTAATAAAGATGAAAATAAAATACTTGACCTATATAAAAAGGGTTTAATGGTAACAGAAATATTGGAAATTTTAGGATATGGAAATTACTTTAATCTAAGAAGGTTTATTATTAATAGGATAGAGATTAATAATCTACAATAGATTATCTTTTCTTTGATCTTGACTGATTGGCTTTTATTGCTCTACCTTGAGTTCTTGCCTTTGATTCTGCTGATTTTCCTATGTAGCACTTTCCTGTAACACCAAACTTCTTACCTGTCTTACCATTTTTAACGCATGTCTGAATTGGCATAAAAATTACTCCTATGTTTTATTTAATTATAGCACACAAAATAAATTAATAAATTTAACTAATTACTGTTTACATAGTTGCAGTTTAATGTATAATTGAAAATGTGATAACGAGACAGAGAGAAAAGAAAATGAATAGAATTATTGAAACTTATGTTAATGGACAAGATCACTGGCAAGCATTAGTTGGTGAAAATAAATTAACTTTATCAGATGAAAAAGCATACGTTTATTACGGATGCAATTTAGATGAAATATATATATTAGAAATCAAATTGAACGACAAAATTGTTCACGAAGTATTAAATTATGAAGAAGTTTATCAAAGAGTCAAAGAGTTAGCTGAAAACTATATAACACATCCAGGTGAATTGGATGGAGACTTCAGTGACGAACCATGGATCAATGGAGAGATGTACCTAGATCACTTAATAGAAGACTCTGATGATTATGATTTGATATGGGCAATTAACAAGCATAGTGGTGTTAATGTAAGAAAATTAGACCTAGATCAATTTGTCAGTAGCACTAAAGATGAAGAAAAAATTAAGGAAGTTTTATTAGGCAGTAACTTGTTAATCAAATAGACATTAAGGAAGTACAATGGAATGTATAGAAATAAATGTGTATGGAAGAACCTTTAATAGCGTGCATGAGTTTTGCTTATTTTATCGTGCAGATGAGTTTAAGTATTACCAGATTCTATCAAAACAAAATGCAAATAGATGCGATAGGTTTAAGAAGGCTGCATTACAACTAATAGACTTTACATTAAACAACAGCATGAAATCAGAATGTATAGTTTATGGAGAAAAGTTTTTATCTGTTAAAGATTGTTGTATTAAATACAATATAAATGAATCTACTATAAAGAAAATGATGAAATATAACCCTAATCTTGAGTACTGCATGGATAGAGTATTAGGTGCAAATAAGAAAAAATACCTAAGACAAAATGAAATAGAAAAATTACTTAATAGATTTATTTATGGTAACGACTTTTTTACAAATATAGGTTTACAAAACTGAATATTTTAGTATAATTCAAATATCAGCGTGATACTGATAGAAACAAATTTTTAGCGGTGGCTAAGCGAATATATTGAATAACTTAGGACGTCATTCACTCTTGATTGTTATCACCCGCCGCTAACTTAATTAGAGTAATTAATATGAGTGATAAACTTCAAATAGCAAAGAAAATAATTGCTTCTTCAAAAGAATCATTTGAGAAAATAGATAATAGTGGAAGATTTGTTAGTGAGGCAAATTTTGCAATACAACTATTAAGTGAAAATGATTATTTGCTTGGAATGGCATTACAAAACCAAGATAGTTTAAAAAATGCTATTATTAATATAGCGTCTTTAAAAACTACTCTTAACCCGTCTGAAAGAAAAGCTTATTTAGTCCCTAGAGGTAAGAAAGTAGACTTAACCATATCTTATATGGGGCTTATCGATTTGGCTGTCAGTGATGGCGCTATACTATGGGCTCAAACAAAGCTAGTATATTCTAATGATGAGTTTTCAATAAGAGGTTATGATAACGCCCCTGTCCATCAATACAATCCTTTCTCCAGTGACAGGGGTGAACTTGTTGGTGTTTACTGTGTAGCTAAATATCCAAATGGTGATTATATAACTGAACCAATGACAATTGAAGATATAAACTCAATTAAACTAAGATCATCAAGCAACGGAAAGAGAAAAACACCATGGGATACTGACTTTACAGAGATGGCTAGAAAGACTGTTGTCAAAAGAGCATCTAAGTACTGGAAAGGATCTCAAAAACTTAGTAACGCAATACAGTACCTTAATAATGATGGCGGTGAAGGAATAGATTTCAATAAACAACCTTCAAATGAAGATGATATAAAATCACTTAAAAAAGAATTAATGCACAAATTAATTAGTCTTGGAATAGATAAATACACAATGCCAGTATTCATTAGCCAAAGCGGTCTAAATGTGAATGATTCATCATCTTTGAAAAGCATATTAGAAAATAACAATAAACTTTCTAATCTTGTTAGTGAATTCCTTAATAATGGTGAAGAAGAAAAAGAGGATTTTGAAAATATTGATACTGGGGTAAAAATAAAGAAACCTTCAGAGGATTTAATTAAAAGTCTTTATGACTTATTCTCAGAAAACGGAATTTCTACAAAAGAAAATCAACAAGAGTTTGCTAAATTTATTAATTGTGACCTTAATAATGAAAGGCATGTTTCTTTATGGACAAATGACAAAGATCATATGTCTAAAAAGGCTATTGAGTTTATATCAAACAATATACATAAAATTCCTACTTTAGAAGAAATAGAAAACGATGATACAGAGTTGGATTTTTAATTAATTTAACTGTTTCTTGTTTACATTTTATATTTATCTAGTACAATATATTTGTGATAGCAAAAAATGAGAAAGAAACATGAAACATAGTGAACATATAGAATATTTTAAAAAATTATCAGATAATGAAACAATCCAACATCGCAAGTGGTTATGGTCTCGCAAGTTTGGAATTGGTGCTAGTGATGTTGGTTCAATCTTAGGTGTTAATAAATACCGAAATCAAGTTGATGTATATCTAGAAAAAACCTCTGAAGAAATAAATGATGATGACAATGAAAGAATGATGATAGGTAGATTAATGGAATCATCTCTTTTAGACATGTTTAAAAAAGAAACTAAACTAGACTACATCTATAATATCCCGACAAAACGTCATATTGGCAGTGAATTTTTGTTTTGCACTCCAGATGGACTACTTAAAGATAGAAGCGCTGGAATAGAAATTAAAACTGGCATGGATGGCGATCATTGGGATGATGTGCCAGAACAATACTACGCACAATGCCAATTGAGTATGGAAATATTTGATGTCAAATCTTGGCATTTGTATGCTGTACTTGCTGGTTTCAACGGATTTAAGAGGAAGCATTTTGTGATTAAAAGGAATGATCTATATATAAAAAGTTTGTTAAAGATATGTAAAGAGTTCTGGTATAACAATGTTCTAGAAAGAGTTCCACCAACTCCAAAGACAATTGATGACATAAATAAGTTATTTACTGAATCAAATGAGATACGTATGGAGTCTACTGAAGAAGTTAACACAGTAATCAACCACTACAAAAAAACAAAACTAGAAATACATGAAATTGAAAATAAATTAAAACCACTTAAGTTAAAAGAGAAACAACTTAAAGAGAAACTTGCATTAAGTATGGAAGATGCAGAGGTTTTGACAAATGACAAAGATGAAGAAATATTAAATTACAAGATAGTTAATAGAAAGACGGTTGACACTAATAAGCTAAAAAATGAACTACCTAATATATATGATAAATATATTAAAACTTCAACATATAGAAAATTAACAATTAAGGATTAAAAAACATGGAAGAAATATTAATTACCAATAAAATGAAACTTTGGTGCATTGATGAAATGTCAAATAAATTAAAGGAATCAATAGGTCATGATTTTTTATCATTCCCAGATTCTCTTTTAATTACTGATGATTTTTTTTTGGATTCAACTTCAGCAGATCTTACTCAAATATTTATGTATAGAGTTCTTCTACAATCAATTTGTAATTGCATAAAAAACTTTAAAAATATATCTATAGATATCGTATTTAAAACAAAAGACTCATACGATTTAGAAAAATTTAAACAAGGATCAATAAAACCACCATCATATTATGATAACTACGAGTTTTGTGCTGAAGGAATTGACGAATTTGGCAAACCAAATGGAAAAAAATACATAATTAAGGACTCACAATGATCAAAAAGGAAGAATTTGAAAAATATGTAAATGAAAACTATAGAAATATATTTGATTTCGATATGGTCATTCATGATATTGATGGAAAGATAGATATATTGATATCTAAAGAGTTACCAGATGGAGTTGTTATTAATAGCGGTCAATATGAAACTTATGACGAATGTTACTCAGATTTTCATAGATTATTTGTAGATTATTTAAAAAGATTTTACGCAGAAATAAATTCTGGAAGGTATGAGCTCCATGTCAAGTCTGAAGCTAACTAAAACACAGCAAGAATCTTTAGAATTCTGTAAAGAAAAAGATAAAGCTATACTTGCTCTAGAGCCTGGATGTGGGAAAACAATTTCGGCTATCTCTATTGCAAAGATGAAGGGATACAAAAAAGTATACCTAATAACACCACCTAAACTTAAATCTTTTGATGATGACAATTTAAAGAACTTTAATAACTATTTTAAAATAAAGAAAGTAAGTCATGGTTCATTTAAATCAAGATTTAATAAGTCAGAAAGAGTTAGACAGTCACAAATAGACTTAGATTTATATAATAGCGCACCAATTATTGATAAAGATTATATCATTGTTATTGATGAGGCTCATAAGTTCAAAAACATTGAATCTAATAAAACAAGATCACTATATGCATTATTACATAAGAATCATGAAATACCATGCTTTATGTTGACAGGAACTATAAGACCAAATATGAACTGTGATGCTTCTAACTTGGCATGTATGAATGACTTTTGGTTTTATAAGGATAAACCTAAACATGATAACTCATTTGAGTCTTTTGTCAATAGACTAAAGATAATAACCAGCATAAGTTATTATTTCTCACCTTTAATTAAAGATGGAATGTTTTTTAAGAGAATAAACAGGCATACTGACTCTTTATACAGAGATATAAAAAAAATAGCATTCTTTGCTAAGAAAGATAATAAATCTAAGAAGATAATTAAATCAGTTAAGTTTAAATACACTTCAATGCAATCATCATTATTGGATCAAATGAAAGGAAGAAAATCTATATTAGTTGGTTCATTTAGAACGAATGTTACACATCAATCAAAATCAAGAGTTATGGACGGACATTTATTATTAAAACATATATACGAAAATCAAAATAAAGAAATTAACTTTGTTACAAACAAAACAAAATACTTAAAAGAGTTCAAAGGAAAAGCGATTGTATTTACTCAGTTCATACATACAGCAAGATACTTAGCAAAAGAATTACAATGCGATTGTCATATTGGCAAACTTAGCAATAAGAAAAGTAATGATATTGTTAAGAGATTCTTATCATCAGATACAGGACTATTAATAGCTACTATTGATAGCTTATCCACTGGTTTTGATATGGAACGATGCAATAACATAATATTTTACTCATTTAGCTATAATTACGCAAACTTCATACAGTCATTTGACAGGATACACAGAATAGTATCAACAGAAGACAAAAATTATACATTCTTAATATACGATGATGAAGAAAAAAAACTAAACACTTCATTATCTAAAATGGACTTACATTTCGAATGGTTAAATAACTAAGGAATTAATATGCAAAGCAAGGACAAATGGAAGATAGCAAGAAAACTATTTAAAAGATCAAAGAAAGAGGTAATAAAACTAGAAGAATGGTTAAGCTATGACTCTGAAATACTAAAAAGAGTTTTAATGATTAAAAATAGAGAAGCAAGGAAAGGAGCTTAGACATGGAATTAAGTAGATTTGTTCATGAGTCTGATCTTGAGTTTCAAGACAACGATGTTATATCAACTCTATCTTACCAAGTAGGAGGAAACCACTACAAAGAATATGAAATACAGCCTATAGAATTCATACTGGCAAATAAAATTCCTTATGTTGAAGGAAATATAATTAAGTACATTTGCAGATATAAAGAAAAGAATGGAATAGAAGACTTAAGAAAAGCAAAACATTATATTGACATACTTATAAAAGAAAGTTTAGGAGAAAAAAATGACAACTAAATTCGAACAAAAATTTGAGATAGAGAAGAAAAGTGCAGGTGTTGCATTCTTCCTATGGTTTATTCTTGGTTCTTTTGGTGCACATAGATTCTATTGTGGACTTAAAAAGTCAGGGATCGTCATATTGGCAATAAATATAATTGGGTTGTTTGCTACAATGATTTGCGTTTCAGATTCATATCAAGCAACTATAGAAATAATGAATAACCAACCAATTCATGACAGCAACTCTTCATCTTATTTGATTTCATCTATGCTTATACCACTATATATATGGGTTTTAATAGATGCATTTAAAATTACAGGATGGATTAGAAGATATAATTTAAAACTGATAAACGAATTAATTAATTAGACTCTCATTATATTTTTTAATATATCTATTAATATAAGTTATTCTTGCGTTGCAAACCATTAAAGAGTAATAAGTATTCTTGTAGTCATATAATATATTTTCAACGTTTGCTTTATTATCTATTACTATAGGTTTATTTTCAGTGGATACAGGAGATAGAATGCTATTTGGTATATCTATTGTATTATATATTCTTACTGTGTCAGTTGAACACCCTGCAATCGACATTACTAATATCGTCAGAACTGCAATTTTTCCTAATATCTGCAATGCTATTTGAGTATTCATAATCCAACCTATTCATGTATTGATTCATTTCCCTTGACAACTCAATTGATGCTTTCCTTTCACTGACAATACAGTCATATTTGGCGCTATTCTTTCCTCCATTGTAAGCAAGAAAATAAGTTATTGCGCCAGTAGCTATCATAGATAGTATATAGAATGATCTTTTAAATATATTTATTTTAAAATTATTTGCAAAATCATTCAAAAAAGACATTTTATCTAAAACCTAATCTAAGTTTAGAAGAACATATATAATATATAATAAACGAAGTGAACAATATCATTAGTAAATTATTAATAAACCAAAAAATAAATATCTTAAAAGGTTCATATTGATACCATTGAAAATTCACTAGAAAACTATATATATTTATACACAGAAATGCCAAAGCAAATAAAACTATAATCCTCTTATAGAAAGAATTAACCTTTTCGTTTAAGAAAACAATCATATACATGACAGTACAAAATATTAATTGAAAAATATCAGCACCAAGCCATATATAACTCATAAGATCGTGGTACTCCCAAAGAGTATAACTGTTTCTATATATTCCTGCTATGTTTAATATAATTAGAACTAAAGAAGATAATAAAAACAATTTTCTTATGTTTCCATTAACATCTTTAGCATTAAAAAATAAAGTTTTTATAAAAGATATCATTACTACATCACACACTATTTTGAAAAAATTATAAATTTCACTATTATCCATTTAGTGCCCCAAATTATACAGTTGCTAGAGTTTCCCAAGATGTGCCGTCATAAACTTCAAAGGCGCTTATATCAAAGTTAAATCTTATCATGCCAGCAAGTGGAGCAGGTGGCCTTTCTGCTGTATTTCCAGAAGGGACAACAACAGCCTCGGATACTTTAGTAGACCATTCACCGTTTCCGATTAAAACTCCAAACTCATCATTTATTTGCGGCTTTGGTACAAGACCTTGCTCACCAGCAGAAGAAACAGTTGATCCAGTAAAAGCAGTACTGCTGCTTAGGGTATTACCAGGAAGCTGCCTATATCCAATGTATGTCCTAGATTCACCTTCATTATCTCCAGCAAGTTCACTTGTTAGATTATATGTTACGTTTGCAAGAGGAGAACTGTACAGAATTTCAAGTCTATATGATGTTGCACCAGTTGTCGTAATGATTGCTTTAGAAAATGCCGCATCGACATAACCACTAATAGAAACATCGCTAGATTCTGCATAACATGCAACCGTTACTTTAGTTTCCGCAACTTCTGCATTATTTGTTGTATCATATAATCTAACCATCAACGGTAGTGGCTCAGTCAATGGAGCAACAGGAGGGAATATCCTTGCAGTTGGTCTTACATATAACTCATAAGTTCCTGCTTTAGGCACAGTCATAGTCAATCCTGAATCAATCCAAGTGTCTTCTGATGCATCGTCATTTGTTTTTGAAAAGCTTAAAGCAAGTACTTGTGTTCCAGTGACAAGATTCTCTAGTGTTAAGTCAGACTTTTTAACATAAGTTGCATCACCACCAGCAGGAGTAACAGCTAATACATCAGAAATTCCAGCCTCTGTTTCAGCAGCATCAGCAAGTTCTACTTTTCCTTCAACTGTATCACTTGCGCTAACAACAGTTGTAACACCAGAGTTAGTTATGGTGACATCTCCAGACATTGGGACACCAAGAGCTTGATTGTCTCCGCTATATTGATAAACCCTAACATGACCTGTATTTGGTCCAGTTCCCCCACCGTCATTAATAATAGATGCTGAAGCAATAACTTCACCACTATCATTCATATCAACACGATATCCAAACTCATCAGCAGGGTTTTCACCTGATATTTCTGTGCCAACTTGAATCCAATCAACACCATTGAAATCATACATTCTGATAGATCCACTATCAACACCGGTAACGCTATCATATAATGTTGATCCAGCTATTATCCTTTGACCATCATCAGACATAGATACACTTTGACCGAAACGTTCATCTCCTTGCTGACCGTCTATATCTGATCCAAGTTGTTGCCATATATTTGATCCTTGTACATATTCAAAAACTCTAACATGACCTGTATCAGTTGCACCAGAGTCATTTAATGGTGCACCAACAGCACAAAATCTAGAATTTCCACTCAACTTAACCGTAGTACCTAAGGCATCTCCTGGGTTCTCTCCTACTAGGTTAAATTCACCTCGCTGAAACCACTCATCTCCAAACCATTCATACAAGTAAACTTTTCCAGCATCAGTCCCACCCTCGTCATTTGTAGGATCACCTACAGCACATTGAACACCTGAATTATCACAAGATATAGATATATCAAATCCAAAGAATCCGGTATCTCTCAATCCATTACCTCTAGGATTCCAATTAACTCCATCAAATTCAAAGCAATATACTTGCTGATTTGCCTCACCTCCAAAGACCACATCGCCAGCATAGTTCATGGTGACAGTCGTACCCAGCTTACCTTGGCTTCTTGTCCCTGGCATAGTATTACCAAGTTGAACCCAGTCATTTCCATCGTATTCAAATACTTTTAATGCTCCTGAATTTCCTGGACCAGCACTTATTAAAGGAATACCTATGACAACACGATCACCAGCAGCATTGATATCTACTCTTCCAGCCCTTCTGTTAGGTCCACCAGTTTCAATATCTGTGCCTAATTGAACCCAATCATTTCCATTATATTTAAATACTCTTACTTGACCTGCATTAGGTCCATTGAAAGGTGCGCCGGTGGCGATTATTGTTCCATCCTCATTTAGAGCAATATTAGATCCTTCTGCGTCACCAGATGTCTCACCATCAATGTCATTTCCTAACTGATCCCAAGAAACACCTTGACCAACAAATATATATCCATTGTCTAGTACATTGTCAACTTTACCAGCGCAGCAATCGTCAAAACCTTCATTTACTACGATCGAATCATTCAACCTAATTGACATATCATAACTCCTGCAATATCTATTAATTATTTAGTCAGACTCTGTGATTACTAATGTAGTATTATTTGATCTTGATCTTATCCATATTTGTAAAGTTGCATCTTGCTTCAATAAAGCAGATTTGAATTTATCAAGTACAACTCCTCTTTCATCAGTTGAAGGAGTTGTAACAGCTTCATAAATGTATAACAATTCATTTCCTATATTTTGAACTGTATATGTATTATCAATAGTTAATCCAGATAGAGTGCTTAAATTAACCCAAGTATCACCAATGTTTTGTAGTTCAGTCATCTCTTAATCTCCTATTAAACGAATGTAAAAGTTACCCAGCTTGTGCCGTCATATCCTTCAAGCGAACTAGTGTCGAAATTAAATCTTATCATTCCAGCTATTGGCGATGATGGCCTTTCAGATGTTATTCCAGATGGTATTGCAAGTGATTCACCGAATTTCGTTGTCCAATCACCATTTCCAGATAATGCACCAAACTGATCATTTATTTGTGGGACATGAACCTTTCCTTCACGACCTGGTTGAGAGCTTGTTGACCCAGTATAATCATTTTGATTATCAAGTGAATCATCCATAAGCTGTCTATAACCAATAAAAGTCCTAGATTGACCCTCATTATCTCCAGAAACTACGCTAGTTACATCATAAGTAACACCTGCAAGTGAAGAAGAATAAAGCATTTCCAAATGGTAAATTGTTGATCCTGTTGTTGTGACAATTGCTTTGGAATAACCAGCATTAACAAAACCGCTAATTGATACATCACTAGATTCTGAATAGCAAACAACAGTTACTTTGCATTCAGATACTTCTGATGCATTAGTCACATCATAAAGCCTAAACATAAGTGGTAATGGCTCTGTTAGCGGTGCAACAAGTGGGTAAATCCTCCCAGTTGGTCTTATAAAAACTTCATGTGTTCCAGCTTTTGTTATTGTCATATTTAAGCCAGTATAAATCCATGTGTCCTCTGAAGCATCGTTATTTGTTTTTGAAAAAGTAGCACCTAATGTTTGTATATCACTCAATAATGATGAGTTTGTAATATTGGAGTTCTTAAAATAAGTAGCTTCGCCACCTTCGGGGGTTATTGCTAATGTATTTGATATTCCTGATTCAGTTTCAGATACGTCAGCAAATTCAACCTTTCCAGCTTCAGATTCACTTGCACTAGAAACAGTTGTGATACCAGCATTAGTTATTGAAACATCTCCAGATACTGGAACTCCAATAGCCATCGCATCACCAGAATATTCAAACATTCTTGCGTGGCCTGCATCTGTTCCTTCTTCATCATTTAATGCAGCACCAGCACCTATTATACTGCCGTCATTGTTCATATCAACAGATACGCCGAACTCATCACTAAGGTCTTCTCCAGCTATCTGGCTGCCGACTTGCATCCATTGTACGCCATCCCATTCAAATACTTGAATAAGTCCGCTATCAGTTCCAACGACGCTATCATAAAGAGTTGATCCTACAATAACTCTTGAGCCATCATTGTTTATGGATACTGTAGTACCAAACAAAGAATTATCTTGAGATCCATCTATATTGCTACCAACCTGATCCCATTGACCAGAACCAGAATTATACTCATACACACTTACACTGCCTGCTGAAGTTTGAGACCCTGGATTAAATGGAGATCCTATGGCAACTGTTGTCCCATCGCCAGATATTTCAACTGAAGATCCAAACCCATCACCAACATTTTGACCAACCATCGTTTGACCAACCTGATTCCATGATATTCCATCCCAGTCATAAACTCTTGCGTATCCTGCCGTAATTACTGGGGCTAAATTGTCTGGTCCACCTATTATTATTCTATGACCAACATCATCTAATGAAATTCGGTAAAATCCATCCCAATTATTATCACCCTCTATAAAAGTCCCTAACTGATTCCAAATTCCACCACTAAGCTCATATACCCTTGTCCTTCCTATGGCTTTGTTGTGAAGTTCAGAAACAGCTAATATATCTCCTGAATTATTTAATTCTGATGATATACCGAATCTACCTTCACCAAATGTTCCAAGTAGAGATTGCCCCACTTGAATCCATGATGCTCCATCCCAATCATAAACTGTAACCCTGCCACTACTTGGCCCGTATAGAGGCTCATTAGCTGTAACTCTAAAACCTTGTCCATCTATTGCATTATTAATAGTTGCCCCTTCTTCGATTTCTAAATTTTCTATATCTGGGCCAACTTGATTCCATGAAGCACCATCATATTGATACAATTTAATAGTTCCATCAAAAGACCCTGCGCCAAGATTCCTAGAAGACAGAACGCTAACATTGTAACCGTTATGATTTATTGCTATTGATAATCCAAGCATATCTTGGAATGTTTCACCATCAATATCTTGACCAATTTGTTCCCAAGCAGATCCCTGACCTACAAACATATATCCATTGTCTAGAACATTATCAAGCTTAATATCGCAGCACTCTTCAGGTGTTTGAGTATTAGCAATAGATTCATTTATTTTTACTGACATGTTAACTCCTTAGGCTGTACCTTCATTACTATTAGGTAACGATATCCTTGTTGTTGAGTCTAATTCAAGATCAATACTTGCTCCGTTATCACCATATATAAGAGCTTCCAAGAAATAACCTCTATTTGGGTCTAAAGATGCATTATCTGCAATAGTAATTAACTCTATTGTCTCAAACCCTGTATCTGTAGCGCCTATCCTTTCCTCGCTGAAATAAATTTTTCTTGATGTTTCAAAGCCGGTGTCAGGGTTTCTAAGTCTAAATACAACTTGAACCTTTTGAAAAGATGTTCTGGTATAAGAGAATATAAAACGCCAAAAAGTCTGCTGACCGAGGCTATTATTCTCTCTAAACTTCTTATTAACATCATCCCAAATTGAAGCATCATTTTTGTTTGGGTCCATGATTGGAAACTGATTTGTAGGTGATGAAGAAAAGTTCAAGTTCGCACCATATTCAAATGTAAATGGTCCAAATAATACATTAGCTGCTGTAGTCGTAATTGTTTGAGATGGTTTATCTTCAGCAACTCCGTTATAGCTATTAACTTTCACCTGGCCAGATGTGGCAGCATATTTAACTGATTGATTTAATGCTTCATCAACATTTGTATGAACTGTTGTATTAGCTGGTGATGTGTAATCGACCTGATCCGCATCATAATCACTAGCAGCAGCAACAACATTACCAGTCCGGCCAAAAACAGAATCAACAGGAGCAAAAGCAGTTTCAGGGCCCCATTTAACTCCTTCAGATTCAGCGCTATCAGCTTTTAATACATAACCGTCAGGACCTACAGGAACAATTGTGAATGTATTATCAGTTGAAGCAACAATAATATCACCTTTGTTATCAGCCAACGAAAAGGGAATTTTCTCCATATCCAGCTCGTTTATTGCCGCTTGTACATCAGTTGAAGATATATTTCCATTTGCAACATTTGTTACTTGTGATGCGGTATAGTCTCCTGATTCAGCTACAACAGTACCAAATCTACCAAAAACGGTATTAACACCAGTGACAGCAGAAGCAATACTTGCCCAATTTACACCACCGTCAGAAACAGGATCAATGCCAGTGTTTGCAGTTTTCGCAAAATATAAAGTTCCATCAGAACCAACACATGTCGCTCCCATTACATAAGGTATTGTCACTCCCCATTCCAAACCTGAACCATAAACAGTTATCATATTGGCAAGCAAAGAAAGCCTATAGAAATTATAGTTGAAAGTATCTCTAGATAAGAATGCACCACCTAAATTAGGGTCTTGTTCATATATTGCACCCCATCCAGTATTTAAAGGGAATCCAGGGGCACTTCTATCACCAGTTAGTGCCCATATCTCTGAAGATTGAAATACAGTATCTGTATCACGAGCCATTATGAAATTCTCCTATATGTGACTACACTATATGATTTTACATTTAATTTATGTGAATGAGCAGCGTTGCTGCCAGTAGGATTTATTGCTCCAGAGTTAGTGCCAAAAAAACCTAACGTTGTTCCTGCTGGATTTGCTGCTGTTGGTCCACCTTCTGGGTGGTTCTTCCATATACCCATGGTATGAGTATGTGATGGCATTTCAGCAATTGTTACTGCATGGCCTTCTGTGTTATTAGAAGCGCTCAATGTGCTATTTAAAGCCTGCGCACCTGCAATTGTTCCCCCTGTTGTTAAACCAGAAGTGACAAGGCATCTGTTTGCGTCTATTAATGACCACGTTACGCCTAACTGTCCTGATAAAGGTGGTGTCACATTAAGTGCAGATGTCCATATATAACCGACTGGCATAAGCAAATCTAATATATTCTTTTGACCTTGAAGTGTTATATTAGACAAATTATCATCAATAGACTTCTCAGCTCCAATAAAAAAGAAATTACCACCACCAATTTTTATTATTGAAAATATTGCATTTTCTTGGTTAGTAACTGTAAAAGAATTAGCTAATGTATCATTCCTATATAACTGTTCTCCTGGAAATGCTGTGACAGTTATATCAGAATTTGCACGACTTACAAATGTCATAATAAAGTCATCAGCTATTGATGAAAATGCTGGAAGTTGCAAAGTTACAGGATTATCAGAACCAGTTCCAAAATTTAAAAGAACATATTCTCTGGCATTATCTAGGCTTGATACATGGTATATTCCTGAACCAATAAGGTTATGATAAGTATCAGAGTTAGATACTGTAGACCATGCATTATTTGCCAAGTTTCTTATAAACAATGTTCCTCTATTGTCATCATTCCAAAACTGACCTGGAACTGTTGGTGAAGGCTCAGATGATGATGTGTAATTTGATTTAAGATCTGCTAAGCTCTCTGTGGTTGCAAATGTCATTTCTTGACTAGGAGCATTAACAGAGAATGATATGTTTGAATCTGTTAATATTTCATAAACATTGATTTTAACTTGGTTTACATCAATCTCTTTATATGTATACTGACCATCTTTTAATTTTGATGCAAAGTTCGCAATAGGTACATTAGACAAATCAGTATTAGCCTTGTTAGACAAATCTTCTACAAGGCCGATAGTTACTGTATTTGTTGCCGCATCTGTATTGATAGTTACATTGCTGTCATTTGCAAACGTCACAGCAACTGGAGCCCAATTTACGCCGCCATCAGAAACAGGATCATTACCAGTATTTTGAGTTGATGATATGTAACGTATATTGTCACTAGCAATAACAACAGCACCAATTTCGTACTCAATTGTGACATCCCAAAATAAATTTCCACCATACCTATTCAAATCATAACCGAGTCCAGTAAGCTGGTTAAAGTTATAATTCATCAAAGTTCTTTGTACAACGTTTCCACCTGGTTGAGAATAAGTGATATCCCATCCTATGTCTGGAGCGAATGGAGGGCTTGTCGTATCACCATTATCAGCCCATATATCATCTTCTAAGATAATGCTGTTATTAGTCCTTGTCATCTAAAAATCCTCTTCATAAAAAGTTGGAGGGAACTGCGCCTGGAAAAAGTTCGTATTCCCTGAACCAAAACCTAAGTATTCTGTTTCAGAGTCAGGTATTATATATTTGTCATACCTAACACCAGCAACTTTAGGAATTATCCCTGTTCTTATGATAGCAGATAATGTGTATATAGGTGTGTCATATATTACAACATCAACAGTAAGATTTTCATGGTCTATCAAATAACCCTTACCAAAAGCTTCTGTTAATATTACATTTGTCTGATACGTGCTGCCATCAAAGAATAATCCATCAATCCATGCTCTTAATAACTGCCTATACAGGTCATCACCTGCTGGCACTAAAGGCTCTGTAAATCCTGAGAAGAATGGAGCTTGATCGAAGTTAGTACCATTATTATCAAAACCGAAATAATTGAAATCACCAGATGGCAAAGAAGGTCTAGGGTATCCATGGTTTAAACCAATTCTATCTAAAGACCATCCGCTAGCTGTGTTAATAGATAATCCAGTTTCGAACTCACATAATGTATCAAGTTGCTCACTCTGCATTAAGTTATTAAAACCATCTACAACACCTTTAAGGTTTGGTGAGAACTCATACTGTGTTATTAATAACTGACTGTTATTTGATATATCTTGACAAGCCATTATGACACCGTAACATTTATATTATCAACTGATATAGTCGCAATTTCATTTAAATCTATAACTGTATCACCAATTATTAAAGTACCGCCTAATCTACCTAATGTATAACTAACAACCTCATGACCAATAACTTGGTTAATGGGAGTAAATAATCTTGAATAAATAACATTATCGGCAATACTATATCCTCCAGTCTGGAATCCTGGTGATGCTTCAAAACTACCATTAAAGTAATCAACAATATTCTGTTTTATCTGATCTATACCATCACTAGGAAAGCTGAAACTTGTAGATATTTGCAATTCTATCTCAATATCAACTGGAGTGGCTCTATAGAAATTGACGTCTAACTCTGTATAGTAGTCGTTGTCTATGTAAGTTCCTGAAACATCACCTTGAGTGGGAATACCAACAGGTTTTTTAATCCCAATTGCATCTATAACGTCTTGGTCTGAACCACCAAGAACAACACATGCTATAGTATGACCATTTATGCTTACATTGTCTATGATCTGTGGATCATCTTCGTCATTTTGAACAACAATAGCATCTTGTACATCTTCAATCTCTAATAACTTTGATCTTATTGACCCAATCTGACTAGTAGAATTTATTTTTACACTTTGTATGTATCTGTTTCTAAATTGAGCATCGCTTTCAGCGGGTATCCCTGTTATTCCTGCTGAAGGGTTATTAACTGTCTCCCACCCTGCAATAACATCAACTACTCTATTTAGATCTCCAGATTCAAGAATAATTGCACCCTCTTCAATAGCTACCATTATCCCAGATATAGTTCCACTAACTGGTATAGTTACTTCTTCTTTAAGTTGATACTTATTGCCGTTTATATCTTCTGCAAGTGAACCAGCAGGTATTATTGTTCCATTAACACCAGTAAGGTCAACAGTTGCTTCAGTATTAATTGCTTCCTTCCTAAATATATTTAAGTTAGAAGCCAAATAATCTAATTGATATCCTGTTGCTGTATAAACCACTGTTGCATTAAACATATCGACAATAGAATTATCACTTACCGATAAAGCTTGAGCTAAAAAACCTATCAATTGACCCTGTCTTGTTTCTGGATCTGTATTGAAGTTTGAGCCAAATACATCAGTAAATATGTTATTTATCTCTGCTATATATTCAGATAATTGTGTTGATTGAATTCCGTTTTGTGTTATTTCAGCCATCGAAAGTAAACTCCTGTTCTCCATATATTGTAGATAATGAAGCCGAATAAGTAAAAATCCTATCTGCACTTTGAAGTTCATAAGAAACAGAATTAACAGAAATAACATCTGGTTCTTTTAGTATTTCTTGAGTAAATATGCTGGCAACTATGTCATTATTCTTGTTAGCGCCAAATATATTTTCAAAATATGGTACTCCTCTGTCAGTAGCCAAGAACCATTCAGCATAAAATAACTTCAATCTTTGCTTTAATTTATCGGCTAGAGCGAACTCATCAGATATAACTACTAAATTACCAGCCTCATCTATATATAGATCATTGTCAATGTTTCCATCAAAAGTGTCCATAGCCATAAATATTATCCCTAATTTTTAGGTGAACCCGTATTTCCACCTGAATCACCAGTATGTAAATGATTGCTTAAATCAACACCTAATGTAGTCGTCAATGATCCTACGTTGTCAATATCTTGAGAGTTCATATCTATACCACTTATCATGTTGGCAGAACCTCCAGATAACCCACTATAAGAAGGAGCAAGAACCGGCACGCTAGAGGTTAAAGAGACAGAATTTAATGTCAAGATACCACCTCCTACATTAGCCTCCATCTTGCTTGAATCTAAAGTCAATGTATTACCATTTATAACTGCTTGCATTTCATTGTCATCTACGGTAACGGTATTGCTACCTTTTTGAATCTCTACTTTGCCATTCTCAACTATTAATGCATTATTTCCATCCTCTGTTTGTATTGTAGCACCTGTTGAAGATGATGGTGTTATATTTAATGATCCAAAACCAGGTATTGCTATTGCATCTTGAAGACTTAATAATGATTCTCTCGTTGGAGAACTCTCTTTAAATGAATTCTTAAAGTTTGATATTCCTCTTTGAGAAAATAGTATCAAAACTGCATCATCTTTAGATACTGGCATTGTTACTGTAAAGCCACCTCCGCTGGGGAATATAATTGGTACATCAACAACAATTGGCAAACTATTAAGACTATTATCAGTATTCAATCTTTTGATTGCTGGCAAAACTCTAGCTCTTTTAGTTGACTGATCATATTCCTGAACTATTCCTGGCAATACTGTGTATATCTTCTTAAAATGCTGCCTGAATGCAAAATCAAGCACTTGACCTAGGTCTTCATAAGATTGTTCATTATTTAAATTACTCACTACTAGACTCCGGAAGTATGCATTCCATTTTTGTTACGAACTTACCTTCTATTGTATCACCCATATGTCGAATTGAACTTATTTTATATATTCCATTTAATTCTTGATTGAGAATATTAGTAGTCCTTCCGGATGACGTAACAGTTTCAGTGTTAAGTTGAACATTTACAGTATTGCTCAACTCAACAGAGTTGTTTAATAAAAGCTCTATATCAACTCCTTTGTCAGTCTTAACCGGAACGTTAACTAATCCTGATTCTTGTGTAACAAGTATAGCAGTATTCTCATTAGGCTGTCCTTGTCTTGATATCTTCAAAACACCATTATCAGTGAACCATTGAAGACCAATAGGTAATAATAATAAATTCCATAGATCTTGAGTTTTTCCATCAAAGCAAAAATTAATCTGCTGAGATGAATCTGGTATCAATTCTAAATATTGATAGTTTAAGTTTAGTGACTGAAGAGAGTCTTCAATTATCCTTCTAGTCTGAACTATGCCAAAATAAGACTTTGAAAATAATGCTTCATTGATATTGTAAACTAAGTTTCCTAATGTCATTTTTGTTATGACATCTATTCCTTTTTTTATCGTATCTACTTTTACAACTGTACCAGTATATATATTTGATGCCTCTCCATCATAACCAGCTAATAATTGAACAAATAATTTTCTGTTTTTTATGAAAGATTGGGTTTCACCTTTCAAATTCCATATCTGAATAATATTGTCGCTTTTAACAGAGCTTGCTTGATTAGACTCGACATCAAAACTTATTTTTAACTGGTCTCCAGTTAATGTTGATGGAATAGTTATTTGTTGAGTTGTTGTCGCTCTTATGCTTGATGGAACACTTGATATGTCTTCAGTTAATATAACCTGTACATTTCTTTTATAAAGCCTAGCCATTTAAAATATTCTCTATTTGATCAACCTCTTCATCTGTTACATAGTATAAACCATAAATTGTATTAAAATCATTTCTTCCGATATTTGCTATTGTTGATGACGATACAGCAATAAAATCACCAGAAAAATCTTTTAATATATGGCCAAACACTAAAACTCCTGGCTCTATTCTTCTATTTATCACTAACGGCTCTAAATCAACTGTATTATACAAACTAAAAAACCAGCTTTCTGATACAGTTTGATACCTCATTATTATAGTAACTGACTGACCATTAAGGTTTGTCCTAAATGTCTGATTCGCATCTGTTGATAATAATAATTGAAGCATGTCTAAAATCCTAAATTAAGCAATGTAGAAGCAAACGAGGTTGGTGCTGGTGCTTCTATTGGGTTCTTATTTCCTAATGTTGC